AAAGGCAGAAAGATTATCTGCTGCACGTCGTAAGAAAAAAGCAGATCCTGGTCAACAACAAAAAACTGGTGCTGCAAAACCAACTTATGTTTCAACTGATAAACCTAAAAAGAAAATGAAAGAAGAAATCGAATTAACTGAAGTTAAAGACAAGAAGGGTAAAGGCAGTGGTACAAAAGATGCCTGTTATCATAAAGTCAAGTCAAGATATTCTGTATGGCCTTCTGCATATGCATCAGGTGCATTAGTTAAGTGTCGTAAAGTAGGTGCTGCAAACTGGGGAAATAAATCAGAAGAAGCAGAGATGAATGTTGATGAAGCAATGTCTTCATACGAGAGAAATAGAAAGGCAGCAGCAAAGAGAGCAGCACAAAGAAATGCTGAAAGAAGAGCAGGTAAAAGAGGTGGAAGAATGGAAAATGAAACTTATAGGAATGAAATGGGAACAAGAATGCATCATAAAGGATACAAAGTGGAAGAAGTAATACCAGAGGCAAAGGTAGATAAAGGTCGTTCTGATTATGGTAAAGCATCTATCAGGAACTATAGAAGAATGGGGCCAGGATATACTGAACCTGGTATGTTTGACCCAGAAGGTAAAAGAGGAAAAACCATTGAGAAACGCAGAGAAGAGCACAAAGCACGTCGTGGTGTAAAAGGTGCAAAAGTTCCTGCATATAAGGTAGATGAAGGTTCATCTTATGGTTTATATAAAGGGTCTGGTAAACCAGGTGGTGCTATGAAAGACTATCTTGATAAGAAAGCAAAGATGCTAACTAAGAAGAGAAATAAACAATCTGATGCTGCTAAAAACAATCCTCATTTTGATAGTACACAACCATCACCATCAGGTAGAAATAAGTATGAGCAAGTAACATTTCAACAGTTTCAAGAAAAGTGTTGGAAAGGATATGAGAAGAAAGGTATGAAGACAATGTTCGGAAAGAGGTATCCAAACTGCGTTAAGAAGAAAAAATGAGGAATAAACCGTGGAATAATCAACTGGATAATAGAAACTATCTATCTCCAGTTGGTTTTAAATTTGTAATTACAAAAGCACCAAAAGCAGATTTCTTTTCAAACTCAGCTATCA